TGATAGTGACAAAGACATTGCTAGAAAGCGTAAGAGAAAATTATCTTACTATGCAAATGTTTATGTTGTATCAGACCCTAAACATCCAGAGAACGAAGGACAGGTAAAACTGTACAAGTTTGGTAAGAAAATCTTTGATAAGATTACTGAAGCCATGCAACCAGCGTTTGAAGATGAACAAGCAATCAACCCATTTGATTTTTGGAAAGGTGCAAACTTTAAACTGAAAATTAGAAAAGTTGATGGTTATTGGAACTATGACAAATCCGAATTTGAGGGTGTTACGCCATTGAAAGAGTCAGATGACGAAATCAAGGCTATTTGGGAAAAACAATATCCTCTAAAACCATTTGTTGACCCTAGTAATTTTAAGACCTATGATGAACTCAAAGAGAAACTGAATAGGGTAATTACGGGTACGCAAAGTACAGCGACAGTAGACTCTGTAGACCTCCCACCACAGACTACAACGGCTGTAGAAATGCCAAAGGTAAGCGAATCGGCGCCTGTTAGTGATGATGATGATACATTATCTTACTTTAGTAAATTAGCAGACGAAGATTAGTCCTTTCTCTCTCATTACCTAATGCATTGACCGATAGCGAGAAATCGCTATCGGTTTTCTTATAAATAGTGGTATGGCAATTGATATATTTGAACCGCTAAAAGACCTCCAAGGCAACAAAATGAAGTCAGCTTCCTGGTATAGGAACGCTGTGTCTTTAATCGCAGATAGAAGTAGCTCTAGTGAGTTATTTTCTGCTGGTAAACAGACAGGTAGACCTAGTGCTGGTCGTATGAGTATGTTCTTCTATGACCCTAAAACAAAATCAAGACTGCCATATTACGATACTTTTCCATTAGTATTACCAATCGAACCTATGAAAGGTGGTTTTATAGGCCTCAATTTTCATTACCTACCTTACGGTGCCAGATTTGCATTTTTACAACAGTTGCAATCATATGCCTCTAATAGTAAGTTTGACCAATCAACAAAAATAATTGCTTCATATAACTCATTAAAAGGTAATAAATATATGAAAGTGGCAATAAAAAGATATTTGTACTCACAAGTCAGGTCTAAATTTTTAAGAATTGACACAGATGAGATGGCATTAGCAGCTTATTTACCAGTTGCTCAGTTTACAGGTAGAACAATTGGTGGTGTATTTGCAGCCGCTAGAAAGAACTTTTAATATGGACAGAGATAGAACAAAACAATTAACTGAACACGCAAAAGAAGTGAACAGAAAAAAACAAGAATTAAATTTAACAAAACATCTACGAAAAGAGGTAGAGGTTGGTGCCAATGGTACACAGAAATATGTTATCAAGTCTGGTGTCAATAAAGGCAAGGTACTATAATGGCAAAACAAAAATTAGGTGACCCTACAGATTTTAGTTACAGAGTAAAAAAGGTAACAAAAGTGGTAGACGGCGATACAATAGATGTAACTTTAGATATGGGATTTGATATTCTATATCAACAGAGAGTTAGACTATTTGGTATTGATACACCAGAATCAAGAACAAGAGATAAAGTAGAAAAAGTTTACGGTTTAAAATCTAAAAAGTTTTTACAAGAACAAATTAAGAAGGCAAAAAAGGTGAGTATCAAAACTTACAAAGGTGATGAAACAGGTAAGTTTGGTAGAATACTTGGTGATGTATTTTTAGACGGTAAATCGGTCAATAGTTTGATGTGTCAAAAAGGGCACGCTGTCGAATATTATGGTCAAAGTAAAGATGATGTAGAGGCAGCTCATTTAAAAAACAGAAAAAGGCATAAAGTGTAATGGCAATCTTACGAGGCGGTGTAAAAATATTTGGTCAAGATATTAGATTAGGTTTTCCTAGAGATAGGTCACTTGATAATATCAATAAAGACCCTAGATTACAAAGAGCACCAGGTGGTAATCCAGAAACTACAATTAATAGATTTATTGCACAGGTAAATCAAGGTGAAGGCCTTGCTAGACCGTCAAGATATTTGGTTGTAATTCAACCACCAGCAACAATAAAAGTAAATAAAGAATATGGTGGTCCTGGTAATCAATACAGTCGTGATGTATCAGCAGCTGAAGGTGGTCTCAATGAGATGGAAAGTAATGAGATGAAAAGAAATGTTGGTATGATGTGTCAACAGATTACCATGCCTAGTAGAGATATTGCAACGGCAGAAAACAGACAGTATGGACCTGGTAGACTTATGCCATATGCATACAAATTTAGTGGTTCTGTAGAGGCAAGTTTTTATGGTGATAAGTTTTTAAGACAGAGAGCATTCTTTGAAACATGGCAAAAGAAAATTATGGACATTAACACACACCACATGGATTATTATGATAACTATGTTGGTACTATGGACATATTTCAATTAGGTTCTTTTAATGCTGAAAATGATAGAGATAGAGTTACATATGCAGTTAGATTATATGAAGTATATCCACAGACTATTGGTTCATATGATTATAGTTATGGTGCAACAAACACACAAGTAAATGTACCTATCACATTAAACTTTAGAACATGGAAGAATTTAACTATTGACCAAGTCAATGGTGCAAGTGTAGGGTCATCTTTTGGTGAAGTGCCTACAATCAAAGCAGGAAAAGATTTTGGGTTATTTGGTGGTATACTAAATAGACTGCCGCCTGAGATTAGACGAGCAGGTAGAGATGTTCTACAAACGGCTAAAAGAAATCTACCAATTGGTAGAGTTACTGGTGGAAAAGTATTCCCACCATTTTTATAATTAACAAGGAGATAATATTATGGCTTTGCCTATATTAGAAACAGCGAAATATGAGTTGACATTACCATCAAGTAATGTACAAGTACAGTACAGACCTTTTCTTGTAAAAGAAGAAAAGATTTTGTTACTAGCCATGGAATCCGACAACGCTGGCGAGATTACCAAGGCATTAAAAGGTATTGTTCATGCATGTACATTTGGTAGTATAAATGTGGATGTGTTACCAACATTTGATTTAGAGTATATCTTTTTAAATGTTAGAGCTAAATCAGTAGGTGAGGTTGCTAAATTAAAGTTACTTTGTCCTGATGATAAAGAAACTTACGCAAATGTAGAATTAGATTTGTCTAAGGTAAATGTAGAAGTTGATGATGAACACACTAATACAATACAGGTAAATGATAAAATTAAAATGGTTTTAGCATATCCTACTATTGATAGTTTTGACCCTAAACAAGACGCAAAGACATTGAAAACACAACAGTTATTTGATGTAATTGCAAATGTTGTTTACGAAATTTATGATGGTGAAACTGTACATAAAGCAAGTGACTATACAAAAGAAGAAATGCACGAATTTTTAGAATCACTATCGACAGATGTATTCATAAAGATTCAAACATTCTTTAATACTATGCCACGATTACAACATGAGGTTGAGGTAGAGAATCCAAAAACCAAAGTGAAGAGTAAAATCATGCTAAGTGGGCTACAAAGTTTTTTCGGATAGCCCTCTCACATGATAGCCTAGAGAATTATTTTCAGGTGAACTTTGCATTAATGCAACACCATAAATATTCTTTAAGTGAACTCGAAAACATGATACCGTGGGAGAGGGAAATTTATTTGGACTTGTTGATAAGCCATATAAAAGAAGAAAACGAAAAACAGCGAGAGAGGGCTGCAAAACGAAAATGAGTACAGAAACTAAAAAAGTAAATTTAGAACTAGAGATTGACACTTCAACAGTTGACTCTAGTAAAAACAAATATCAAGGTCTAATAGACATGGCAAGAGCCGTTGACGCATGGAGAATATTTCCAAGATTGTTCTTAACAGTTTACATTGTTCTATTATACAAATGTGTAATATGGTATATGAACTTAGGTGCTCCGACTATGGAACAGAGTGGGTTAATCAGTATCGTTGTTGGTGCTGGCGCTGCCTGGTTTGGTCTATACACAGGCACAAGCAAGAGTAAAAAATAATGGCAGAGAATAAGGGTAAAACTAAAGGCGCAATAATGTCAGCTGTTCAATCAGCACAGATGGCCGTAGGTTCAGCGTTAAAAGGTGGACAAATGGCTATGGGTGGTGGTGATAGTGGTGCTTCACAATCAATACCCTTATTAGAAGATTTAAGGTCAATAGGTAGAGAGAATGAAAAGAATACAGAGAGTATGCTTAGTATATTCAAAGCAATGTTTATCTTTGATAAAGAACAAGCCGCTCGATTAAGAGACCAATCAAGAGAGAATAAACAAGAAGTGCCAACAGGTCCAACTGGTGGTATGAAAGGTGATGTAGGTCAACTAAAAGAATCTAAAGGTATACCTGGTGTATTGGCAGCTGCGGCTGCTTTGACAGCTTTGGCTGCATTTGCTAGAGGAACAAATCTTGAAGATATAATTAGATTACCAGGTCAGTTAAAAGGTATTAAGGGAATAGCAACTTTCGTAAAAGGTGTAACAAAGATTGGTACACTTGGTTTAGGTGCTAAATTCCTAGATAGTGCAACAGACAGTTTAAAATTATTTAAATCAAATTTCATTTTAAGATTAGATGAGTTAAAACTTTCAGCATTAGAAAAATTTAAAAATATAAAACTACCAGCTTTTACAGGTTTGGCAGACAAATTTAAACAACTGAATTTTGTAGAAAAAATAACAAACTCAAAAGCATATAGTATGGCAGTAACATCATTAAACGGTATCAAAACAGGTATTGCAAATGTAATAGCGCCTATGAAGAATGCCTTTGGCGCTATATTTGGTACAGGTGGCGGAGGAGGTCCTGCCGGTTCAGGTGGTGGTAAAAGTGTTTTAAGTAGATTATTTGCCCCATTGAGAGCAATAGGTAATATTGTTGGTAAACTATTCTTGCCTATTACAATCATCATGGGAATATTTGATGGTTACCAAGGTTTCATGGATGAGTTTGAAAAAGAGGGTAGTATTCTTGACGGTATCAGAGGTGCAGTTACAGGTATTGTAGATGGCTTTGTAGGAGGTCTTGTTAGATTAGTTACAGATGTAATAGGTTGGATGTTAGAAAAATTAGGTCTTGAACATTTGGCAACAGTCATTACAGATTTTGGTACAGATGTTACTGCTAGTTTTAGTACAGCAGTAGGTGGCATGGTTGATTTTGTAACAGGTATATTCTCATTAGATTTAGAAAGAATTACAAAAGGTCTTAAAAACTTAGTTGGTGGTACAGCAGACTTCTTATTCACATTAGTGACAACACCAGTTGACGCTGCTATAGCATTTGTATCAGACATATTTAATCTAGGTGACCCCGATAATCCATTTACTATAAGAGGTTTCTTATTTGGTGATGAGGCAACAGGTCAAGAGGGTGTCGTAACTAAAGCAGTTAATTTTTTCAAAGACTTATTTAATATGGATGGTATAAAAGAAAAGTATGCCAATATTAAAGCGAGTGTTATGGATTTTGGTAAGAGAGCCAAGGCAATTGTAGCTGCTAGTGCAGCTTTTGTCAAGGCAGGTTTTCCAGGTGGTGAATCACCAACAGAGGCATACAAAAGAGTTTATGATGAGATTATGAATTCAGGTAGTGATAGTGCTGGTACAGGTGGTGATGTAAAAGGTGGCGAAGAGATTGTAAAATCTACAGTAACAAATGTAGAGGGCAACACAACTGAAACAACTTATAAAACTGAAACTCTTAATAGATATGGTAAAAAAGGTGAGAACCAATCAGTAACATACATTGATAACTCTACTAAACAAAATAACAATACTAATAATAATAAGAATGAAACCTACACAGGTCAATTGACAACAGGTAGTGACGCATATTTTGATAGAGAAGCGTATAGCTCTTAATATTGACCTAGGTCTTTTTCTGTAATAATTTTAAACTTCATACCATTATCACTACAATACTCACGAGCTGCTGACCATTTGGCCTGATTTTTGATATACTCAAAACTCTCACGCATATATGATTTGGTTTTCTTTTTAGGTGGTTTTGGTTTTACTGCTTGACGAGATGGTTTTATCTCAATCATAAACTTCTCATTGTTACAAGTTTTTACAATAAAGTCAGGAAAGTATCGGTGCCATTTCTTATCTAGTGGACTATAATATCTAACAGGTAATTCTTCACTTGCCCAAAATTCTATATCTTGATTAAGGTCACAATATCGCATGAACCGTCTTTCAAGTAGTGAACGATACACTATTTGTTTGGTATTGCCGACATATTTCTTTGGATTGGTGGGTCTATATAAACCTTTATAACTCTTTCTCATATCACTCTTATAACCTATATAAATATTACTAACTAAGGATTATTTATACATGGCATTTAAAGCACTAGGACAACATATCAAAAATTTAGCAATACCACATGTAAGTAGTATTGTCAATAACTTTGTGAGTGGTGGAAGTCAGAAAGACGCAGGTAAAGTAGCGGCTAAGTTGATGAAGAAGTCAGGTATGGATATACCAGATAGTCCAGCACAAGCACAAGTAGCCAATCCACTACAATTTAGTCCTGTACAATATCCACTAGACTTAGGTAGTAACGAGTTAGGTCACTACATATTATTTGAATCAGGTTTTGTAGGATATAGTCCACAAACAAGTCAGTTTCAAACTGGAAAAAGAGTACAAACTGGTACAACAGGACCTGCTGGTAGATACAAAACATATTCATACGAACCATTTGACAAACAAAAGATTACAGCAAAGACACCATCACACTCTATATCTACCTCAGGTATTGCATTGTATATGCCGGCAGGTATAAAGACAAGTTATAATCAATCATATGACGCAGACACAGAAACAGGTTTAGTAGGAGATGTAGAGGCGGCTGGTGTTGCCATTAGTGGTGCAGAGGGAACTGCCGCTAAAGTTGAAGCTGCATTACAAGGTGTTATAGGTGCAACAGCTAGAAATGCTAAACAGATTTTAGGTGAGTTTGTGTCACTTGCAGGTGTCGGTGACCCCGTAAGATTTATGGCAAAAAGAGGTGGTGTTGCAGTAAATCCTAGAAACGAGGCATTTTATAATACACCAAATCAAAGAACATTCTCATTTACATTTGATTTTTGGCCTAGAAGTATGGCAGAAGCAGAGGCAGTAGAAAAGATTATTGCTATATTTAAATACAATTCAGCACCAGGTTTTAAAGCAGGTACAATTGGTTCAGTATTCACAACACCAAACTATTGGAAAATTAGTTACATGTTTAATAGTGCAGAGAACTCAGCATTAAATAAAATTGGTGCCTGTTATTGTACAGATGTAGAAGTTGACTATTCACCAGACGGACAATGGACTACATTTGGTGATGGTAAACCTGTACATACAAGAATGACAGTAAACATGTTAGAAGATAGAATTATTACGAAACAAGATATCGAGCAAGGTGCATAATGAAATACTTTAATCAATTTCCAGGTATAGACTACGACCTAAAAG